TATTACTTATTAGAAAAATGGGAATATCAGGAACTTAATGATTCAATAACTAGAATGGAAACACAAGTTCAAACTGTAAATAACAATATGTGGGAACTTAATGATTTAAAAACTAGATTAGCTTATTTAGAGGCAAATAACCATAACCATTGAATACATAGAAACTAGGGATTGTGATGAATGCTTACAACCATTCTGGGATGATCCAGACTCAGTTTTATGTCCAAAATGTTTAAATAAATCCTAAACTACTGTTAAACTTTATTTTATGAATAATATCCATCATTCTTTGCAATCTTTAGCCATCAATATTGATAAATTAAGTTTTTTAGAGGGTAATCCTAGACAAGGAGATGTTGAGGCAGTAGCTAAATCATATAAACAATTTGGGCAAAGAAAGCCTATTGTAGCAACAACTAATCATGTAGTTATTGCAGGTAATCATCAACTTGCAGCTGCTAGACAATTAGGTTGGGATGAAATAGCTGTAGTTATAACTGATGATGATGAGTTAACAGCTAAAGCCTTTGCATTAGCAGATAATAGAACAGCTGAACTTGGTTCTTATGATGATGATTTATTAGCTGATTTATTAAGTGAGGTTTCAAGTGTACCTGAGCTTATGGACTCAACAGGATTTAGTGAAGATGATTTATTTGATTTAATTGGCTTTGATGATGATTTAGAAGATGAAGAAGAGATAGAACTTCCTGTAGAGCCTAAAACAAAGCTTGGAGATATGTATAAGCTAGGTAATCATTATTTATTATGTGGAGATGCTACTAAAGAAGAGGATGTTAAAAAGTTATTGCAAGATAATACAATAAACTTGGTTTTTACTGATCCACCTTATAATGCTTTAGAATCTTGGAATAAAAAATGGGGCAAATCAGAATCTAGATTAGATCCTTCTAAATGGTTTGAAAATGACAACTTTGAATCATGGGATGAATATTATGATTTTTTAATAAAAAGCTTTAATAATGTAAAAGCTAAAAGTTGGTATATTTGCTGTGACTACAGAATTTATGCAAAAATATTTCACACAATACCAGAAAAATTAAGGCATTTAATAGTTTGGAAAAAAAATGTTTGGGGGCTAGGTAAAAGATATAGATTTCAACATGAGTTTATAATTTATGCTGCTACTGATGATAGTATTTTTTATGGTGACAGAAGTCAATCAGATGTTTGGGAGTTTGATGTTGATAGATCAGTCAAACACAATACACCTAAGCCAATACCTCTTGTACAAAAAGCTATTCTTAATTCATCAAGTGCTAAAGATAATGTATATGATATGTTTGGTGGATCAGGCACAACATTGTTAGCTGCAGAGAAAACACATAGAAATTGCTTTATGATGGAATTAAGTCCTTTATATTGTGATTTAATTATAGAGAGATGGGAAAATTTAACAGGGCAGAAAGCAGAATTAGTTAATGGTTGATATAAATTCACTTGATATACCAGAACTCTGGGAAAGACAAACAGGAGAGAGTGCTAAGGCATTTGAAGCTTTTGTTGTGTATAGAGATATGGAAAATAGATCTTATAGAGGGGTTGGACAAGAATTAGGTAAAAGTAAGACACAAATAGAGAAATGGGCTAGAAAATACTTTTGGCAAGAGAGAATATTGGCTTTTATTGATTATATGGATTTAATTAAAAGGGAAATGCAGATAAAAGACATTGAAGAAATGAATGAAAGACAAATTAGAGTTGCTAGAAATTTACAGGCTAAAGCTGCACAAAAACTACAAGGAATGGATTTATCTGAGTTAGATGCAGGAGATTTAGTTAGATTCTTTATAACTGCATCAGAATTAGAGAGAGAGGCTAGAGGTGTTGCTAACTCTAATGTTAATATTGTTATGCCTCCAACAATTCAGATGGCTTGGGATTGGGAAAATAAAACAGAATAATGCCACAAGTTATTCAAGCAAAGCCACCAGAGTTACATATTGGACAGAAACAAGTTCTTAAAGCATTAAGTAATAATAGGTTTAATATCTGTGTTGCAGGAAGAAGGTGGGGTAAAACAAGCCTTAGTATTGTTGCAGCTTTTGAAAGAGCATTTAAAGGGGAAAAGGTTTGGATTGTGTTTCCTGTTTATCCACAGGCTATGGACTCTTTTAGAACTATGAAATCTTTAATTAGGCAACTACCAGAGGAAATGTTTGTTATTAAAGAAGTAGAGAAAAGAATAGAGATTGCCAATGGTGGATCTATACAGATTAAATCAGCTGATAAGCCAGAGAGGTTAAGGGGTGCAGGTGGTTTAAGTTTAGTAGTATTTGATGAGGCAGCTTATCAATCTAAAGAAACTTGGGAAACAGTTAGACCAATATTATCTGATAGTTTAGGACAAGCATTATTTATTTCAACACCTAATGGGATGAATTGGTTTTATGAGTTATTTGATAATGCTAAAAGGAGAGATGAGTGGACTATACATCATTATCCAACTGAATCTAATCCTAATATAAAGCCAGAGGAGTTATTTCAGGCTAGAGAGGAATTAGGCTCTTTAGTTTATGCACAAGAGTTTTTAGCAGAGTTTACAGAGGTAGGACACATGTTTAAGAGAGAATGGTTTGCTTATTATGATGTTATTGCAGGAGAAGACCCTGAATATGTATTTGAAGATGAGATAGTAAAGCATAGTGAGCTAAGTATCTTTGGCACAATGGACACAGCTTTAAGTATTAAGGAAACAGCAGATTACTCAGTAATAATGGCAGTAGGATCTACTCCTAGTGGTAAGCTCTTAGTATTGGATATATTCAGAGATAGACTAGAAGCTCCAGAGCTACTACCTAAAATAGAATCAATGATTAATAAATGGAACATGGCTTGGCTAGGTGTAGAGGATGCTAGTTTTGGTTTGGGTATTATTCAGATGGCTAGGAGGCAAGGTTTGCCTATTAGAAATCTTAAAGCAGATAAGTCTAAGACTGCAAGAGCAGTTCCTGCAGCAGCAGGGTGTGAAAATGGTACTATCTACTTTTTGAAAAATGCTAAATGGTTAGTAGAATTTGAAAGAGAATTAACTAGCTTTCCATCTTCTGGATCTCATGATGATCAAGTAGATGCTCTAGCTTATGCAGCTAGATTTGGTATAGTTAGAAAAACAACATGGAGTGTAACCTAATTGGGAATAGCAGATAATATTAGAGGCTTCTTTAGTCAGCAAGAGGCTCAAACAGAAAAGAAAACATTTAACAACTTTCCAACATCACAGGTTGTATTTCCTTTTAATACTGATGCAGGTTTCTTTAGTGGCACTAATCAGATGAGTCCAGAGGGCAACTCAGCAGCTTTAGCCTGTTTAAATGTTCTTGGTACAGCATTTAGTGAGCCACCACTTAAAGTTTATTTAAAGACACAAGAGGGGGAAGAGTATGTAGAGAATCATCCTGCTGCAATCCTTTTAGAAAATCCTAATCCAAACATGACTGCTAACTTAATGAATAATTACATTGTTACTTCTGTAGCTGTGTATGGAGATGCCTTTATCTTAAAACTAAGGAATGATGCAGGTGCAGTTGTTCAGCTTATACCTTTACTACCAGAGATGGTTGAGGTTAAAGGTAATGATGAGAAGTTAATTACTAAGTATCAATACAAACAAAAAGGCAATACCTTAGACATATTGCCAGAGGATATGATACACCTTAGAGAAAGAATAGATCCTAGAAATCATAGAAGAGGATTAGCACCTCTTAGATCAGTTATGGTTGAGATTTTAGGAGATGCAGCTGCTTCACAGATGGGTGCTGCATTAGTTAAGAATACAGGTGTGCCTAGTGTTGTCATTAGTCCAAAGAATGATTTATCAATGACAAGTGATGAGGCAGAAAATATAGCTGAGGTATTTGGTAGAAGATTTGGTGGAGAGAACAGAGGTAGACCATTAGTCATCTCTGGTGGGGAAGTAGATATACAAACACTTTCTTTTACTCCTAAAGATTTAGAACTAGGGAAACTTAGATATATTAATGAAGAGAGAATATCTGCTGTGTTAGGTGTTCCTGCAATCTTAGCAGGACTAGGGGCAGGGCTAGAGAGAGCAACATATTCTAATGCTAAAGAATTAAGAGAGTTTTTTACTGAGCAGAAGTTAATTCCTATGTGGAATCACTTTGCTAATGAGTTCACTAAACAACTTTTATTAGAGGATTATGAAAGTAATCCTGCTTACTGTTTTAAGTATGATTTATCTGATGTCAGGGCTTTAAGTCAGGATGAGGATGCCACAATGGTTAGGATTGTACAGGGTTACAATGCAGGGTTTATAACTGTTAATGAAGCAAGACAAGCTAATCAGCTACCTGCTTTAGATAATGGAGATTACTTTGTAAGAAATATGACTGTTGCAGAAGTACCTGTAGATGGATCAGAAGTAACAATGTATCATGGCACAGAGTTTGCAGCAGATGATACTGTTGAGGAAAAGGGTAAGGATGCACATGTTATAACCTCAGATGGAGAAAGAGTGCATACCTCTTGGCTAGAAAAGGATGATGAGGATGAAGAGAAATCTATAGAAACTAAGGTAGATAATGTTCCAACTTACATACAGAAAAATGCACAAAGAGGATTAGATTTACTTGAATTTGCAGGAGATGGACTTACAGACAAAACAAAGAGAGAAGCAAGAGCTATGGCTAATGGCACTATCTCAGATAGTAAAGTTCTCAGAATGGCTGCTTGGTTTAGTAGGCATGAGGGAGATTTAGACTCTAGGGATGCTAATGCTTATCTTTCTGGAGATAAAGAGAATCCAACTAAGGGGCAAGTAGCTTGGTTGCTATGGGGTGGAGATATCTCTAAGAGCAACAAGATGAGAGCTTATAATTGGGCTAACAAAGAAGCTGAAAAGGTTAAAGAGGAGAAATCAGAGAAGTTTGATCTATATGGTTGG